GGAATCCATCAACGGCCCCAGATCATGGGCCGCCAACCCGTGGGTCTGGGTTGTGGAGTTTCAGAGGGTGCAGCCATGAAAATCAGCCTTCTAGGCCTTATTCTTAACGACACAAGAATGAGACAAAAGCTAGGCACAGACAACGGCCAAAACGTTAGCGCTGAAATTGCGCTTGACTTGCTTATTCAGGAATATGTAAACCTTCGGCTTGGCGGAACCTCCGAGCTTGTTGGTCAAAGCAGGTTTCCTGACCGGGAGTTTGCTTTGTGCATCCCAAATGATGGGCTCGCGCTAATTCAGCGGTCAAAAATGCTTAGCCATCTTGAGGTGACCATGCCTGCGTCGGACACGGCCTCGGGGGTGCGGCCATGAGCATCCCCGCTAGCCTTCAGCGCTTTGCCGACTTTATGGCCACCCACTCATCCCCCGAGGGCTGCATAGCTGGGCGCCGTTACATGGTGCCGTGCATCAGCCATCCCAAGCTGAGCCGCAAACTCTTTAGCTGGGGAAATTGGATCCCTTTAATTGGGCCTTTGCATGAAGATCAAGAGCGCATTGGATTCAAGCCTTGGCATATTCACGTCGATATAAGGTTTATTACGATTAACAATAGAGACTTTTGCGCTGAAAGCCGCGCACTAGCGCAGCCTGTATCTTTCTCGGATGGCGGTACATGGAATGGCGCACATGATGGTCTTTATTTAGACATAGCTAGCAACGCTGTGCTTGAGCTACGCCGGCTGCAGTGTCGCAGGCCAGTGCCGCCTGTTTTCCCGGAAGCAAGGTGGGCCAGCGCCCTGCAGAAAGCCCACGCCGGCTGCCGCATCATTGACGGCATGTGCCCCCATCGCGGCATCCCGATCGCCTGCGGCCGGCACGTCGCCCCTGGGGTTCGCCAATGCCCCGGCCACGGGCTTGCGTGGGACGACGACGGGCGGCAGGTGCAACTGGTGAAGCAGTGGCCGACTGAGGCCTCGGTGGGGGTTAGCCATGACTGACCTTGCCCGCACCCTCCTCACCCGCCGCGGGCGCGTGCCTGATCGCGTGCTGCTCGACTGCCTGGACCTGGACGCCTTCCTGGGTCCAACCTCCGTGGTGACCACCCGCGAGCTTCAAGACCGATGGATTTGCAGCCAACCATGGGTCTCCCGCCGCATGGCCGCCCTGCAGCGCCATCAGTTGCTCGACGCCACCAGGCGCACAGGCCCGGGCGCGCGCTGGGTGATCAATTGGTTGGGGCCGGTGGCGTGAGCGCCTTCCCCGCGGATGTCGCCCGCTGCGTTGGCGTTGGCAGCTTCGAGGATGGCGAGCAGCACTGGCGCGAGGGCTGCGAAGACTGCCTGCGCCGCATCGCTACGGGCCACTGGGGCTGGATTGACCCGCCGGCCATCATCGCCTTCGAGTGCGAGTACCGAGTCGGCCCTGGCGATCTACCTTCAGCCTCGTCATCCTGAGCGCATGGCAAACCCCCAGAAGGGAAAAGGCGATCGCGCCGAGCTTGAGGCGGCGTCGATGCTTACCGAGCTGCTGGGGGTGCCGGTGCGCCGCAAGCTCGGCGCCGGCCGTGCCGACGACACCGGCGACCTCGACGGTGTGCCCGGGCATGTGGTGCAGGTGGCGTCCTGGGCCGACACCGCCGCCGCAGCCAGGATCAAGCCAAAGGAGGCTGAGCAGCAGCGCATCAACGGCAGCGCCGATCACGCGGCGTCGCTGGTCAGGTTTAGGGGTGGCACCTGGCGGGTTGTGCTGACCTTGGAGCAGTGGGCCAAGTACGTGGCCTTGGTCAAGCCCTGAGGGCTCGGCAGACTGGGGGCATCGCGGCAGGGGTGGCATGGCGAGGATCACGCTCACGGTTGACACCAGCCAGGTCAGCAAGATGAGCAAGGCGCTGGCCGTGATGATGGGCCAGCAAGAGTGGATCACGGCGCGAGCAATGACCACAGCAGCCAAGGCAGCAAAGACGCGCGTTGCGGCCGAAGTCTTCCCGATGATCAAAGGCGGCCCAACCAACTGGACCAAGCGCGGCCTGATCGCTTCCTATGCCTCACCAAAAAACCTCACCAGTCAGGTGGGCTTTCAATACGGGGAAGGGAAGCTCACCGATTCAGAGTTCACCAGAAAAGCAGGAGGCGTCCCATCTGGGCGTTACATGGGCACCAATGCCAGAGGTGGGGACAGGCGCCCAAAAGCCACCGAGCTGGGATTGCGTCGTGCTGGCTTGATCGGCAATGATCAGTTCATCACGCCACCCAGCAAATCATCTACCAGCAGTGGAGGCGTCAAGCTCAACGCTCAAGGCAATCTGTCGGGCGGTGAGTATCAGCGCATTCTCAGCAGGATGCGCGCCCTTTCTGGTGGCGTGGGCAACGCACCGCAAGGCGCCGGATCTCGTGGCCGCAGTGGCAAGGGCAAGCGTGAGATTGATTACTTCATGCTGCGAGGCACGGGCGGCAGGCCATCGCGCTGGCAACTCGGGGCTGAGCCTATGGCCGTGGCCAGGCGTGCAGGTCCTGGGCCCAAGGGCGGCACGGGCAAGGGATCGGGCAACCCAGGCAGACCGCAGACCGTGGGGTATCGACGTGGATTCGTGCGTGCGCTGTTCGTTGTTGATCAACCCAACTATGAGCGGCGCTTCCCGATCCAATCCATCGCCATGCGTGAGTACCAAAGGGTCTTCAACCAAGCCTGGGAGGCTGGCTTGAAGGCTGAGCTGATGAGGAGGCGATGAGGCCCCCGGTCGTCGGGTCCTTTCGGCCCTAGGGGTTTGAGGGTGTATTCGAACCCCAGGTTTTTTCTAGCGGCAGGGCCGAAACCCGCTTAAAAGTGCTGCAGCACAGCCGCAGTGCCCCCCCTTGGCTCTTTTAAGGGGGGGGGCAGTAGCCTTTAACTTAAAGGAGGATCCGGCTAAAGAATGCCCCTGATCACCAAGAGTGCCTATGCCCGCTCGCGCGGCTGCAGCCCGGCGGCGGTAACCACTGCAATCAAGTCGGGCCGAATCAAAGCAGCCGTAGTGAAAAAGGACGGCAAAGAGCTGCTGGACTTCGAAAAGGCGAACGACCTATGGACCCGCAACACTCAGCAGCAGCCGCCATCGACGCAGGCTCCCGCCGCGCCATTGAATCCGCCAGCCGATCGAGATCTGCGGGCATTCATCGAAGGTTTGCCAGAGGATGAGATTCCTGACTTGAACTGGAGCCGCGCTAGGCGCGAGCACTACAGCGCCGAACGAGAAAAGATCGGGACGCTGAAGGACCGAGGCGAGGTCATCGTGCGATCAGAGACGCGGGCCGAAGCGTTCGCCTGTGCGCGTGCCGTGCGTGATGCGCTGCTGAGCCTGGCCGATCGACTGGCCCCGATGCTGGCCGCCACCGCCGATGCGCGCGAGTGCCATCGGCTGCTGACCGAAGAGCACCGGATCGCGCTGCGGGGTCTGGCCGATGGCTGACGCAGCGACGGTCTACCGGCAGGCATTCCGCGAGGGCCTGATGCCTCCGGCCGATATGACCGTGAGCGAGTGGGCCGACGAGCACCGCATCCTCAGCGGCAAGGGTTCAGCCGAGAAGGGACCATGGCGCACCAGCCGGACCCCGTATCTGCGCGAACCGATGGACTGCCTGAGCCAGAGCAGCCCCACGCGCCGGGTGGTGCTGATGTTTGGCAGCCAGATGGGCAAGACGGAGGTCATTCTCAACGCCCTGGGCGCCGTGATCGAGCTATGGCCTGCGCCTGTGCTGCTGGTGCAGCCGACGCTCGACATGGCCAAGCGGCTGAACCGCCAGCGGCTGGAGCCGTTGCTCAGGGAGACCCCGGCGCTGGCTGATCTGATTGCCCCGGCCCGCAGCAGGGACAGCGGCAACACGATGTTTTTGAAGGAGTTCCGTGGCGGCCTGTTTGTGCTGACCGGCGCCAACAGTGCGAGCGGTCTGCAGTCCATGCCAGCCGCTTACCTGTTTGCCGACGAGGTGAGCAGCTACCCGCTCGAGGCCGACGACAAGGGCGACCCACTGGAAAACGCCGAGGCCCGAACCCGGACGTTTCCCATGGGCAAGGTGCTGATCACCTCCACCCCCGGCACCCGCGGCGCCTGTCGGATTACTGAGGAGTTCGAGCGCCGATCAGACCAGCGCCGCTACGCCGCCTTCATGCCGTGCTGCGGCGCTAGGGAGGTGTTGCGCTGGCGTGAGCACATGATGTGGGACCGGCCTGATGGTGAAGTGTTCTGCCAGTGCCCGGCTTGCGGTGAGCGGATCGCGCAACACCACAAGACCACGATGCTGGCCGGCGCCGAGTGGCGGGCGCATGCCGTTGGCGATAACCAGACCGCCGGCTTTCACCTGCCGAGCTGGTACGCCCCGGCCGGGTGGACGCCATGGGAGCAGATCCGCGACGACTTCTTGCGGGCCAAGGGTGATCCGCTGCTGCTCAAAGGCTGGGTCAACAAGCACGCCGCCGAGGCGTGGGAAGACGAGGCCGTTGCGCGCGTCAACGCCGATGGCCTGATGGAGCGTGCCGCTAAGGAGCCTTACCCCACCGGCCACTGCCCCGCCGGTGTGCTGCTGCTGCTGGCGGCTGTTGACGTTCAGGACACCTGGCTCGAGATCAAGGTGAAGGGCTACGGGCGGGGCGAGGAAAGCTGGCTGATCTGGCACGAGAAGGTCGAGGGCGACCCGGCACAGGATGAAGTCTGGAACCAGATCGACACCATCCGCCGGACCGAGTTTCCCCTCGAGGTCGGCGGCACCCTGAAGGCCCGGCACTGCGCCGTGGACACCGGCGGCCACTTCACCAACGAGGCCTACGACTACTGCCGCCGCAACGCCAAGGAAGGTGTTGTCGCCATCAAGGGCAGCAGCACCAGGTCGGCACCGGCACTGGGCAAAGGGAGCAAGCAGGATGTGAACCTGAAGGGCCGCACGGTGAAGGGTGGCGTCACGCTCTACATGGTCGGCACCGACACCCTCAAGCGCACCATCTACGCCCGCCTAAAGATCAGCCAGCCGGGCCCGGGCTTCTGCCACTTTGGGCAGAACGCCACCGACGACTACCTTGAGGGCCTGACCTGTGAGCGGCTGATCCCGCGCACGGTGAAAGGCTTCCAGGTGCTGGAGTGGCAGAAGCCCAGCAACGCGCGCAACGAGCCGCTCGACCTTGAGGTCTACTGCCTGGCAGCCCTGGAGCTGGTAAAGCGCCGCTACAACCGGGCCACGATGTGGGATCAGCTGGAGGCGCAGCTGGCACAGGCTCAGACTCCCCAGCCACAGCAGCCGCCCCAGCGTCGAGCTAGTAATTACTGGTAGCTAGACTTCAGACATGAACTACTCAGCGGAGCAACTGGCGGATCTGCGCTCGGCCATTGCCGAAGGAGTGCTGAAGGTGAGGTTTTCGGATGGCCGGGAGCTGACCTATCGCAGCCTGGCGGAAATGCTGGAGACGGAAAGGAGGATGGCCGCCGAGGTGGAAACCACGCAAGCCAGGCCAGTGATGCGGAAGTATGTGACTTTCCAGAGAGCATAGGCCGTGGGAAAACGCAGTCGGGCAACACTTGAAAACGATTTGAAGATTGCGCAGTCTCAGCTGTATAAAGCCAACCTGCGCGCCTACGAAGCCGGCAAGCAATCCCGTCGCACAGATGGCTGGCACGAGCGCAGCCGGGGGCCAAACGCTGATCTGCGGCAAGTGCTGCAGCGGATTGTCTCAAGGCATCAGGACCAAGTGGATTCCGACTCCTGGGCAGGCAAGGCTATTGCGGTTATTGTCAATAACTGGATTGGTGAAGGAATTGTAGGAGAACCAGTCAATAAAAACAAAAAGTATTCGCAGCTATGGAATGATTGGGCCGATTCTACGGCTTGTGACTTTTACGGCAAACTAAACTTCTATGGCCTGCAGGCGCTGGTAGCTCGCACTATTGCAGTCCGCGGCAGTTGCCTGGTCAGGCGGCGGATTGATGAGCGGATCTTGCTACAGGGCTTGCCACCGTTGACGTTGCAGGTACTGGAGCCCGACTGGCTTGATATGTCAAAAGACAATGGATCGTCTATTGTTTTTGGCAAGGCATACGACGACGAGGGGCGGCTGACCGGCTATTACATCAGGAAGAACCACCCAGGCGAGAGCGACTGGCGCCAGTCGCGGCTGGGCTCTGATCTGATCGAGGCCTCGGAAATCTGCCACGTTTACGACGTGCGCCGGCCTGGGCAGGCGACTGGTGTTCCATGGGGCGCATCCTCGCTACTCACGCTGCGCGACATCGGGGACCACGCCCAAGCCCGCCTGACGCTCGACAAGGTGGCGGCGTGCTTCACCGCATTTGTCACCGACTCCAACCCGGACGATGCGCCAGTTGATCCCAAAAGCCCGGACGCTTCGATCCCGACCCTGTTTGAAAAATTGGAGCCCGGCGCCATTGAGGTGCTACCTCCAGGGA